AGGCGCCACCTCGATCTGTTTCGGCGTCAACAAGTCCATGCGGTCCCCGGCGTTCATCGTTGCTCATTCCATCGCAGCCCACTCGAAAACAGCCTTGGCGCCCTTCCAGACCAACGCCCAGCACAGAACGATAAACAACACCGACGCTGTCCATGTCAGGAAGCGCGTGCTGAGAGGCGCGGCGTCATCCTCGTTCACATGTTCTGGCCGCCGGCCATCGAAACGCCGCCAATCCGATCCACGAGCCACGGCGGCGCCCACGGCGGAACGCCATGCTGGCCGCTCGCGACCTGGTTCATGTACTCCGGCGTGAACATCGCATTCGCCATGTCGGCCGGCTGGCCCTGTCCGAACATCGCGCCGGGATACTGCTTGCCGAGCGCCTCGAGCGACAGCAGGCTCGCACTCTCCTCGGGCTTTAGCGCTGCAGCCTGCTCCTGCGTGTAGGGCCGCATGAATTGCAGGCTCGCCAGCGGCGGCGATGGCGTCAGTTGGGATTGCGAGATAGTGTTTGCCATCAATCGTCCTCCGTGTGTTCACTTGTCATCTCGTTTGCAATCGTGAGCCTCGCCAACTCAAGATCCACCTGCCGAAGAAACAAGCGCTCGTCATCGGTGAGTTTCTCCCACGGACCCCGACCCTCCCGGCGGCGGCGTTCAGCGCCGATGAAGTCCGCAAGCCGGGTGACAGCGTCGTCAGTGAACCCTTCCATCTACAGAAACGTCGGGTTGTCGCCGCGCGCCTCCCATTCCCTGTCTTCATCGGCCCAGGCCTTCACTTGCGCTTTGGCCTCATCCACAGTGGCGGGAATGCCGTAATCCACGGGCGCCATCTCGCCGGAGTACATGCCAAGCATGAGGCCGTGCTCAGCCAATGTCGCCCTAATCTCGGCGATGGTGACCTTGCCGCAAGCATCCGCCCGGTAAAGATCCATTTCGGTCAGCGCGCACAGATCGCCCAATGTGTGGATCGGAATGCCGACACGCCCGCCGTTCCGATAAGTCTCAATGCCATTGGCAAGAATATTACGGACGCGCGTCGACCATCCAACCTCATCGACCGATATCACCAATGCTTTCGCCACCCTGAGCGACTCCGCTTTCGCCTTCTTGGCCGCTGCTTTGGCCATCGCCACATCAACCGGCTTGCCGCAATGCGGGCACCTGATCAGTTGGGTCATGCTGCGCTCCTCATCACGCACGCTCACGCCGCTTGCGCCGCAGGTTTTCGATCTCGTCGCGCTGCAAATCGTGTTGCTTGACCAATTCGAGGCAGCGATGCTGGTACATGTCCCGCTCACGCACCAGCGTTTGCAACTGGCTGGCGGCTCCCTCGAGGACCATCGCCTCTGTAGGTAACGCCATTTGGCGCAGGCGATGGGCAATCTCCAGCACGTCCTCCGCCAGCAACTCAGCTTCGTTGATCATAGCGTCCTCGCGCCGGTCTCAGGATCGTAGGTCATCAGTTCGCGCAGACGGTCAGCGGTCAGCATGGCTAAATAGTTTTCCAGTTGGGTGCATCATTGTCTGACCGCTCCTCAAACCAGTCGAGGCGTGGTTTCTTAGGTGGCGGTTTTTCCGCTTCCTTTGGTGGCAACATAATATCCAGCAACTGACCGACGAGGCCAAGCGCGTCACAACAATCATCATGCTTTCCGGCAGGAAAACTCAGCAGTTCGGCTTCAACATCAGGCCACCACGGCGCATGCGTTGGAACGTACAGACCCGACAGCGCCATACGTCCACGAATTGATTGGGCTCGGAACGATTTATCGCCCCTGGTGGGAAACTGTTCGCGCGCGCACCACGCCCGTCGTACCCGCTGCCTGCTTTCGAGGTATGGTCCTATACCGGCAGTGATTTGAATATTCTCTTCTGCGGCCGCCAGCGGCTTCCAATGAATGACCAAGTCGCACCAAGCCTCGACCCAATCCTTCGGATCGGACTGCTTGCGGTAGAGATCGAGCAGCCAGAGGTTGTCCTCAACATCCACGCCAACGACGACATGGACAGTGTAGTCGCCGCCGTCTGCGGTCATGGCATAGTCAGACGCGGCGAACACCTTCAACGTTTCACGCGCAGGAGGCTTGGCGTAAGGCCGGAACCATTCGCGCTTGAAGAACGTCCCCTCTTCCGGCGCGGGCCTCTGCTGATACAGAGCGCTCCAAAACCGAGGGAGCGTGTTGTTTCTGATGCGTTCGAGCGCCTCGAGGGGATATGCCTCGGGCCAGAGCGCTTCGTTAGCCTCGCTCACCGCAGGCAGTTCTACGACGGTCCAGCGGTCGCCGCCCGCCGCCTGCTGCCGAAGCAGCATGCCTGACAGGTCATCCTCATGCATGCGGTGGTTGATCACCACGATGGCCGCGCCAGGCTGCAGGCGGTTGTAGGCCGTGCCGGTGTACCAGTCCCAGACCCGCTTGCGCTGCAGCTCGCTCTGGGCGTCCTCCATCGAGGCGAAGGGATCGTCGATCAGGATGATGTCGCCACCACGACCGAGCACCGAGCCGCCAACGCCGATCGAATAATAAAATCCTCCCTGCGTTGTGTGCCATTTGCCCCTCGCCTGGCTGTCCTCCGCGAGCTGGGTGTTGAACACCGCGCGATATTCGCGGCTGTTGATCAGATTGCGGACCTGGCGTCCGAAGTCGCCGGCGAGACCAGCTTCCGCCGAGACGCTGATGAGTTGCTTGTCGGGATGGCGGCCGAGATACCATGCCGGAAAGCGGATGCTGGCCAGCTCGCTCTTACCGTGCCGGGGCGGGACGTGCAGAATCAGGCGATCGATCTCGCCCCTCTCGACGCGCTCGAGATGCTCAGCAATCAGCCTATGATGCTTTGCGGTCCGGTATCGGGAGAAGGTCCATTCGGTAAACGCGATCAGGTTCTCTTCCGCGTCCATCCGATCGAGCATCTCCTGAGCCAAGGCCTCGTCGCTGACGGATGAGATCCATGAGTTCGGCTCGCGTAAGGTCGACAGTGTCTTTCCTTTCGTTGATTGTGCGGTCGATGATGAGGCCGTTGAGCTTGGCGATGTCCATGATGGCGGCTCGGACAACCTGCATTCCAGGAGCGCCGAGGGCGTAGAGGGTCTGGTTTGCCTTCTCGGCCAGTTCACGCAATTCGGCTGTCAGTCCTTCGACCGTTTCCTCAGTGCGCGCGGCGACCCGGTTCTGCAATTCTCGGACCCGTGCCTTGACCTTGTCATTTCTGGTCAGGCGGCAAGCGTTGGGCATATCCGGCTCATATCCTGCCGATTCATAAGCATCGACCTGGCTCATGCCCTTGGCCAAAGCCTGCGCGAACAGTTCGTGCTTTGGATTCTTGAGGACTGGCATTATTCGGCTGCCTGTTTGAAAGGGGCGATGGCGCGATGGACGGCCTGCGCAATGGCTCGGCCCATGGCAAGCGGGACACCGTTCCCGACTGCCTTTTTGGCGGCATCGATGGTCAAGGGGCAGTTGTCGAGCATGTCTCGGGGAAAGCCTTGCAGCTCGAGCATGTCGCCGAGCGATCGGCGGGGTTCGTTGGCGCGTGAGCTTTTCCAGTCGACCGATCCTTTCCAAGAGACGGTTCGTTCGCTTCCGGCGTCCATCGGGACGAGTGCAGGCGCATCGATGTGCAGGCGCAGGTTTGACCAGAAGGCGCGACGCCGGCGTTGGTCCTCGCCGAGCCAAGCGTTGTCGAAGTCGATGCGGCGTTCGCCAGTGATCCCTGCGCCACGACACTGGGGTGAATTCTCCATGAGCCACCATGCTGGCCGCGTGTCGCGGACGATGCGCCGGAATTCGTGGGTCAGGTCTGGCATGACGCTGGCGGCCCCGTAGCGGACGCGATTGACGTTGCCGATCGGCGAGAATGCCTGGCATGGCGGTCCGCCGATGACGCCGTCGAACCTGCCTGCTGGCGGATGGAAGGCGTGAATGTCGCCGCCCCAGAGCAGATCGGGACCGCGGACGACCGTGAAGCCTTCATCTTCGAAGGCGCGATCAAGCAGCCCGATGCCTGGAAAGCAACTCAAGACCAGTTGGGTCATGCGATCCCCCTGAGCGCGCCCCATGCGATGAGGATTCGGCGTGCTTCCTGGTAGGAGTAGGCGACAGCATGACGGACCATTGGACGGTCCTGGCACCACGAGGCGAACGCCTGCTGGGCATCGGTCAGGGCTTCGCCCTTGCGCTTGAGCTCGAGGAAGTGGCCGGCTCCGACCTGGTTGAAGAGCATGAAATCGGGCCAGCCCTTGCGGAGGCCCATGCGCTTGAGGCGCATTGCGGTGCGGATGTCGCGATACTCGCCGCTGGGGATATGGGTCCACTGCCAGTCTGAACGGCAGAACCGTGTCAGGTCATCGGCGACCATGACGTGGGTGGTGTATTCGAGCGGGGGCGGTGGCTTGGTTCCGCGCTGGCGACGTCCCTTGAACAGGGACAGTTGCCGGGGTGGCTGGCCCTGCAGGGTGTGGAGTTCAGCGGGGGAAAGGCGAAGGGTCATGCGCTGGCCTCATGGGACGACCGCGCACCCAGCCGGGGACGTCCCCTCTGGCCGTTGGTAGCGGTAAACTCGAGCGAGGCGGCGAAGCGACGGTCCTCGGTTGCCGTCACGAGCACCTTGCCGAAGATTTTCACCGGCTTCAGTTTTCCGCCACGCACCAGGGCATGGAATGTCGATGCGCAGATGCCCCAGCGCTCGCACCATTCGCTGCGGCTCCAGGCCGCCCGCTCGACGTCTTCGATTGGTTTGATGCGAGCGGTCATGCGTTCTCGCCTTCCGTCGTCGCAGCGCGACGGGCCATGCGGGCCTTCAGGTCGGCCATGAAGTCATCGGTGATATGCTTGCCGATCGGCGGCTCGGGCTCATGGCCGACCCGCTCCTCGGGCTTGATGTCCGACCACTTGAGGGTGCCGGGCCGGGGCAGGCGGTAGATATCCTTTGGCGCCGGAATAACCTTGGCCCGCAGGATGTCGCCGACCAGTTCAATCTCTTCGCGAATGCCGGTCAGCAGACTGAGGGCGAATTCGCGGAATATGGCCGTCGATGGCGCGAATGTTTTCGGGTACGGCGTATCACCCCGAATGAAGCGGATAGCCGCCTTTTCGATGGCCCATGCCGGGAGATCGTTGGTGGCGATCCGGTATGCTTCGCCCCGAATTTCGAGGTCGATAGTATCGGCCCATTGCGTCGGCATGCTCATCATCACGAGGAGAGCCTTGGATGATCCCTTGCTGACGCCCGGCTTAAGCGCGGCCTGCAAGTCGGCGAGTCGGGTCGAGAGAATGGATTTCTGCGCCTCGTTCGGAGCCCGATCCGCATAGATCGTCGCTTCCCCCATCTCCAGCGTCAGACCATTCCGGTGCCAGCCCAAAGTAGCCGGCCGCGAAGTCGCTAAGGTTGCCCCGTTGCCGCCGCCCGTTGTGCTGAGATTTCTTGCCATGGTTGTCTGCCCATTCGGATTTGAAGCCGCGCCAGCCGCGCTCGATCATCAGATTTGCGTTCGCATGCGGATCGCCTCGGGCTGCGAGGTTCAGCGCCAGCAGTTTGGCGCCATGCGGCGTGAGGTTGGCTTTGATCGCCCTTCGGTGGTCGATGACCGCTGTCGCCATGTCGGGCGAGAGGACGGTTTCCAGTTCGGATCGGATCGATGGTTTTTTGGATTTCTCGCGCGCGCCCGCGCCCACCGAAGAAATCTTTGATTTCTGAGGTGGAGGAGAGTTAATTTCTTTAGAGAGTGTGAGAGACTTTTCTTTATCAGAGAGGATGGTTTCAGACGTTTCAGACGTTTCAGACGTTTCAGACGTTTCAGACGCCTTAATAAGACGCCTTTCCCTCAGTTCTTCCTTATGTGCCTCATAGTAACGAGCGTTGCGTTTTTGTCGCGTGCTGCGAGGCGACGGAGTAGTCGCTTCTATGCGCTCGCACGCCGCGATGAGCGCTTCCCCAGTCAAACCAGCAGCGATCAATTCGCGAACGACGGAAGCGGACAGGCTCACTGACGCCCCCTAGAAGCAAAATAGTTGTGAAGGTCGATTGCGGTTTCAACGCCACAAATGGCCGCCTCGTCATCCATATCGAACCATTCGCCGTGGAGGCGGTCTTCTTCATAAACAGCGTGGAAATCTTGCTCGATCTGAATGGCAAGGTCGCGACTGCCAAGATCACGATTGAACAACACTTCTACGGGGAACGGGCAGCCCGTTTTTAGTTGCTCCAATCGGCTCCATGGGTTGTTGGATATCCCCACCTTCACCGGCCCGGTCGCTCGCCCGATGATGTAGACGTAGCTCATGCCAGCTCCCTCACTCTCAATCTCATGGGCGGCTGCTTCGCGTAGGCGCGCTTGAAATGAACCGGGCACCAGGACGTCCCGACCTCGGTTACAACGCTCGTACATTTGTAGGGACGCGGATCGGACGGCTCGCCCTCAATCCAGCGGCAGCAGGAATGCGTCAGCTCGTAGACCGAGCGGCCTTCTGGCGTTGGCTGGATGGATGGTCGCCCCGGCTTAAGCTGGGGGCTCGCAACCGGAGCGACCGGCGCAGTCGTAATCCAAAACAACCGCGCCTCGGCCTCGGTCGGCTCCTCATGGCTGAGAGGCAAACGAGGCCTAGCAATACCCTCTCGCGCTTCACGGGCGAGCGCCGCCATCTCTTCCATCGTCATGCCAACCTTGACGCCCATGCGACGAGCCCGCCCAAGAACGGCATTGCGCGACCGCGGTATGCTTAAACGCCGCGAGATTTCCGCCGCCGATAACCCTTCGGCCGCCAATCGCCGAAGCTCGTCTTCCTGCTCCGGCGTCCATGGTATGGCGGACGCATGAACGTGCTTCATGCCCCGACGGGGCGCATGGCCGACAGCGCAGGCGACGGACGCTGTCATTCCGCGGCGTCCTCCTTCATCTCTGAGAACAGCCCGCCATCATCCCGCTTCGCCGCCTCAATGTTGCGCACAGCCTGTCGGAAATAGGACGGCTTCAATTCCATCCCGATGCCCTTCCGGCCCATCTTCACGGCCGAATAGACCTCGCTCCCGATGCCCAGAAACGGCGTCAGCACTACGTCGCCAGGATTGGACCAAAGCTCAAGGCAGCGCTCGATCACATCGAGCTGAAGCGGCGAAATATGCTGCTCGTCCTTCTCGTCCCTGGCGCTGCGATACTGGAGCGTCCGGGACTGGTTGATGTCGGTCCATACTGGCGAGGCGTACCGTTGCCAGACTTCGATCGAATACCAGCGCTCGGCTTCGTCCCGCGTCTTGCCGCCGATCTTGCTCTCGACCGAACCCGGCTCATTCCCCTCGCCGATGTAGCGATCAAACCGGCCCGAGACCGGCTCAGGATTGTCGCCCGGCTTGCGGAACACCACGACATAGTCCGCCAGCCCCTGCCCGCTGATCGTGCTGTCCTTCTCGATCTGCTTGTGCAGGAGCCGGATCGATTTTGTGCGCTGCTGGGCGATGACCGGATCTTTCCAGATGCAGATCTCGGAATGGAATATCCAGCCCGCATCCTCATAGGCGCGGATGATTTCGCCCCTAAAATCCCGCATCCCAATGAACCCGTGCCGGGTCTTCGACGTTGGGAGCTGCATGCAATGAACCGCGTGGATTCTGCCCGGCATGGTGACGCGCAGAAGCTCCTGGATCAGAAATGCGTAATGCTCCCAGAAGGCTGGCCCGTCATTGTTGGAGATGTCCCGGTCATAGTTCGAGAACTTGTAAAGCCCCTCGAACGGCGGCGAATGAATGCCGAAGTGGATGCTGTCGCCCGGCACCGCCCGGATTAGGTCGCAGGAATCCCCCTGATAGATCGCATAGCTATCCGTGACGATTTGATCGATCGCCTTGATGTCGACGTGCTGCTTCATGCTGCTTCCAGCCAGTGGGGGATGATGAAGGGGATCTGCGGATCGTAGTTGGGCCGCTCGCGAATGGCGCCGCGGACGATGCGGGAACTTAGGTCACTCGTATGAGCCACCATCGCCGCAGCCATGCGATCGGCGTCCATCTCCTTGCGCTTGATGTTGGCGACGACCGCGCCTTCCGTCTCAGCGGCAATAAAATGGACGTTGACCTGCTTCGTCTGGCCGAAGCGCCAGAACCGCCGAATGGCCTGATAAACCTGCTCAAAACTGTCATTGAGCCCGACAAAGCCGGTGTCCGCGCAATGCTGCCAGTTCATTCCAAAACCGCAGATGGTTAGCTTCGTGATGAGCACCCGGATGCTACCCTCGCTGAAATCAATCAGCTTGCGCTCCTTGTCTTCCTCGGTGTCGGAACCGCGAACCTCAACCGCCCCAGGAATGGCTCGCGCCAGCGCATCGCTCTCGGCGTTCAGATTGCACCACCAGACGAATGGCCGATCGTTGGGCGTGATGCTCGCCGCCATGGCTACACGCTCGTCTATGGTGTCCTTGCGCGCGTGCAGGCGCTCTTTCAGCGTGATAGCCTCCAGCGGGAATAACATCCCGGTTTCGAGGCTCGGCGCATACTCGACGCCGACGACATGCTGATGCTGGACGAGAGGCGGCAGATTATAGGCGCCATCCTCATAGCCGAGATCGGACGGCTTCCGCAGCATGACCGCCCATGACGCCATCCATTTCCAGAATTTCTGCTCGGCATGACCCTTCAGGCGCCACTTCTGCGTCTCGCCGCCGTCGTGAACAAAGAACGTCGCCAGCATGTCGGTGTAGGACATGACGCCGAGAAACTCGGAATGGTTGCCCAGCTCCATGAAATCATTCGGGGCGGGCGTCGCCGTCGCCGCAAGGCGGAACGGGATCTGGGCGCATTCCTCGATCAGCCGCGTCCGATAGTGGCCATCGTAGGATTTGAGAATGCTCGACTCGTCCAGGATGACGCCGCCAAATTGCGACAAGTCGAAATGGTTGAGCTTCTGGTAGTTCGTGATGTTGATGCCGGACAGATCGCAGTCGGCCTGCGTCCTCACATGGCGAGCCCAGATGCCAAACTTGTCGGCTTCCCGCACGAGCTGCGCCGACACCGCCAACGGCGCCAGATGCAGAATGTCCTTGCCCGTCTCGCGATGGATGGCGTTCGCCCAGGCCAGTTCCATCAGGCTCTTGCCGAGCCCAGTGCCGGCGAAGATGGCGGCCCGGCCCCGCCGAAGCGCCCAGCGCGTGATGTCCTTCTGGAAATCAAACAGCGCGGCCGGCAGTTCTGGATCGGAGGTCAGCCCCGTCGCCGGATCGGCAATGGCCTTGCGCGCGAGGAATTGCAGATAGGCATCGCTCATTCGGCGGCCTCTTTAGTGGGAGGCTCAAGCTGGATCAGCTCACGCGGCGCAACCTCGCCATCCGTGGCCTCCTCTATCCGGATCGCCATATCGAGCGAGCAACTGCGCTCACCTGAAAGGAGGCGGGTGATGGTCGAAGGCTCGACGCCGAGCCGATACGCGAACTGGGAAGGCTTGACGCCCTCGCGCTCGAGATAGGCGGATAATTTCATGGCTCTTGACTTTGCCCATTTGGCAAAGCTTAGTCAAGGCTATTTTTGCCGGTTTGGCTCTGGTTATTCTTTGTCACAGCGGCAAAAAAACGGTGTGAAACACCCGAATAGAATACGCGAGCTGCGGAGAGCCCGCGGCTGGAGCCTTGAACTTCTCGCCGAGAAGTTGAACATGTCTACGAGTTTCGTTTCCCGTCTTGAGCGAGGCGAGCGTAATTTCACGCTCAAACAAATGGATGCGTTTGCGCGCGCATTTGGCGTCCAGGCGACAGAGTTGCTTCCTTCGCACGACACAGAGGGCCTCTCGGGCGCACCAGTTCTCAATCCGGAGGGCCATGTCGTCGGCCTCCGAGTCCCACTAGTCGGCTATGCCGGGGCGGGATCAAAGGCGCATATCTATAACATTCCCGAGCAATATCTTGGCGATGTCCCCGCCATTGATGGCGCCACAGACAAAACCGTCGCGGTTGAAATTCGCGGCGACAGCCTCGGCGAGACGTTCAACAACTGGATCGCCTACTATGACGACGTGCGCCGTCCGGTGACGTCAGACCTTCACCGAAAGCTGTGCGTGGTCGGGCTGGATGACGACCGCATTTTCATCAAGAAGCTGCATCCGACGCCGACGCCGGGCGTCTACGATCTGATCTCGGAAAAGAAGGATGAAACGATCGAGGGCGTGCATGTCAAATGGGCCGCCAAGGTCAAGGCCATGACGCCACGATAAGTGCCGACCGCTTTAAAAAGTTTGCCAAACCGGCAATATTCTAGTTGACGTTTATTTGCCTATCTGGCAATGTCCCCTCATCAACTGGGGACGCAGACATGACACCGCTTCGCACATCCTTCCGCACCTACGACGACTGGAAGCTCGACAGCGGCTACGAGGACCGCACTTCCGCAGAGGAAGATCTCGCCGAGCTTCGCGCCGAGAACGAGCGCCTCCTCAAGGCCCTCAACCATGTGCAGGACTGGCTCAACGATCGCTCCGACGTCGACTGCGACGAGGGCGTCTTCGTTCCTAACGACGAAAACCGCCTGCTCGCCGAAATCGACCAGATCGTCCAGCACGGGAAGGTGCTGTGATGAGCCTCTACGCCATCACCTACCGCCGGCGCACCTTCACCGCCTATGACGCGGCCCGATCGGCCAGCGACATCGCCAAAATCTACCGCCGCCTGGTCCGCGATTACGGCAAGCCGTGCGCGGTTGAGGTCATGCGCTGGAAGTCGGACGCCGACTTCGTCAGCCAGCCCGGCGCGATCCTGATCAAGCGCGGAATGATCGGGGAAACAGCATGACGTTCACCCTCGATAGCGCGGCCCGCATTCTGGCCGGCGGCAGCGGCGATCTTCTCAGCCTCCGCGGCTGCCAGATCTACCTCGCCGGCAACGGCTATGAACTCGACGACATGCAGATGCACGCGATCATGAAGCGCGCCGCCGAATACCGCGCGAGCCTGCGGCATCCGCCCATCACCAATCCAGTTCCGGCATCGGGTGCGAATGGGGGCGCCCTCACTGCCGGGAACGGAGCCGTCGCAGATGTGATCGTCCCGCGTCCTGCGACGGCTCCAAATGACCTTACCACAGAAGAGGCAGAGGCATCATGATCTGGATCATCATTATCGCCGCCGCCATCATCCTGACCTGGATATTCTTTGGCGCCGGCGGAGCCCTGCTCGTCATATTTTCCGTCCTAGTCGGCACCATCCGCGAGCTAGCGAAACCGAGGCTTTTATCATGAGCGTTGTCACACCATTCGAACCCAAAGAACCCACATCCATGCGCCTGGCGACGCCGATGGCGATGCTGGACCGGGCCATCGAGCAGGGCGCCGGGATCGAGGTCATGACCTCGCTGATGGATCTGGTGGAACGGAAGGAAAAGGCGCTGGCCCGTCAGGCTTTCGACCAGGCCATCGCCGCTGCAAAAGCCGAGATCCCGGTCGTCATCAAAAACCGCACCAGCCACAACGGCAAATATGCGGACTTCGCTCAATATGCGCGAACGCTCGATCCGATCCTGCCGAAGTTTGGCTTGAGCTATCGTTTCCGGACGACGCAGACAGACCGCATCCTGGTGACCTGCATCCTGTCGCACAGGGACGGCCATTTCGAGGAAAATTCCCTGAGCGGCCCGACTGACACGAGCGGCTCGAAAACCCCCATCCAATCGATCGGCTCAACCCAAAGCTATCTCATGCGTTATTCGCTGATCGCGGCGCTTGGGCTTGCCTCGGCGGAAGATGATGACGGCAATGGATCTGGCGACCCGCTCAAATCGCTGATCCTCGACGCCCAAGCCGATCGCCTGCGCGACCTGATCGAGGAAACCGGCTCGGACGCCGCCAAATTGTGCGCCTTTTTCAGAATTGATGACATCGCGGATCTCACCCAGGCCGAGTTCGCCAAGGCCGTGAAAATGCTCGAGGCGAAAAGGGGCCGGGCATGAGCGCGGTTTTCCACGATCTCGAACAAGGCTCGGATCCATGGCGGGCGCTCAGAGCCGGGATGCCGACCTGTTCCGAATTCCAGTCTCTTCTCGCCAAGGGTGAGGGAAAGACGCGGGCCACCTACATGCGACGGCTCGCATCCGAGATCATCATCGGCAAGCCCGTCGATACATATGAAACGGCGGACATGATCCGGGGGCGTGAGATGGAGCCAGAAGCGCGCGCCCTTTATTCGTTCATCACCGACGCCGATCTGACCAGCGTCGGATTCGTGACCAATGGTCCTGTCGGTTGCTCGCCGGACAGCCTCATCGACACTTCCGGCATCCTTGAGGTGAAAACCAAGAAGCCCGAGCTGCTCATCGACGTTCTGCTGAAGGACGAATTCCCGCCAGAGCACAAGGCGCAATGCCAAGGGGCGCTCTGGGTGTGCGAACT